TTCGCAAAATCAATTAAGTAATTAATTCTCAAACAATAAAAATTAAATAAAATGGCATTTTCAGTAGGAACATTAGCTGCATATACTAAAGAGAACGAGGCACTCCTTGTTGCATCTTCTGTACTTGGTAGCAAAACCGCAGATTTGATTAAATCTCAAGGAAACGTGATGGTAGGTGTTAAGTCTGCCGAAACCATCAACATTATGGACACAGATGCTATCTTCCAAGATGGTTCATCTTGTGGATTCAACGCATCAGGTACAACTTCTTTCACACAAAGGACTGTAACTGTTGGTAAGATTAAAGTTAACGAAGCATTGTGCTTGAAGGACCTTGAAGCAAAGTATTTGCAGAAGGCACTCCCTGCTGGTTCAATGTACGATTCAATGGTTTATTCTGAAGAATATTCTAAGCGTAAAGCCGAGAAGATTGCTTTGCAACTTGAGAACACCATTTGGCAAGGTAACACCGGAAGCGTTGATGTAAACTTGAACAAGTTTAGCGGAATCCTTTCTTTGATTACTGCTGCTGGTGCATCTGTTGTAAACGCTAATAGCGTTGCTTATCATGGTTCTGTTGAAACTTCTATCACTGATGCAAACGTTGTTAGCATCTTTGATGATATCTACAAAGCAATCCCTGCCCAAGTTGTAGACAAGGATGATATCGCAATCTTTTGTGGTATGGATGTTTTCCGCACTTACACTGTTAAGTTGAAAACTTCTAACCTTTATCACTATCAGTTTGATGGTAAGGCAAACTCTGAGTTCTACCTCCCAGGTACTAACGTAAAAGTTATTGCAGTTCAAGGTTTGAACGGAAGCGGTAAGATTGTTGCAATGAGAATCTCTAACTTGTTCTTGGGTACTGACCTTCTGAATGAGGAAGAAAGGTTTGAAATCTTCTACGCTAAAGAAGCTGACCAAGTTCGCTTTGTAGCAGAATTCAAGATGGGCGTTAACTTCGCCTTCCCTGATGAGATTGTTAAGTTCTTCGTTTAAATAACTATAAGGTGAGGGGTGGGTTTCCATCCCTTGCCTTATCTTAAATATTAATAACATGGCGTGTGCATTAACACAAGGTTATACGTTAGATTGCAAGGAGAGCATAGGCGGTATAAAAGCCGTTTGGTTTATTCCTTTCGCTGATGTTACCACAATAACAGAAGCCTCCGGTGTGGTTACTACCATCACCAAGAGTGCCGGAAAAGTATTTTATAAGTACCAACTTGTTAAGCAGACATCTTCTTTGACCGAGAACATTACTGCATCCGTTGAAAATGGAACAGTATTTTATGCTCAAGAATTGTCAATCATCCTTAACAAACTTCAAGCTAACACAAGGAACGAAATCTTGCTTCTTGCTAAGAATAACCTCTTGGCAGTAGTTCAAGATGGCAACGACAAATATTGGTTGCTTGGTAAGGTAAATGGTGCTGATTTGACTGGTGGCAATGGTGCTACTGGTACTGCTTTCGGAGATAGGAATGGTTATACATTGACCTTCACTGGCAATGAACCTGCTCTTGCTCCTGAGGTATCAAGTTCAATCATAGCAGGACTGACTGCGTAAATAGGACATAAGGTTTAGAATGAGTAGGGCAACCCATAGCGGTTGCCTTTCTTTTTGGGTAAAAGTCAAGGGATTATCTATTTAGAAGTAATGATACAACTCACACAAGGAGAAACCGATTTCATTTATTTAACCCTAACGGAGAAGCAGACATTGACTTCTCCTAATTACCTATTCCGTTTTGTGAATAGGACCACACGGGATGAGGTTGCTTTTGTTTTGCTTAATGCCTTGGATGTATCACCTTTTAAGGATAGGTATAACAAATTCAGTATTAAAGTACCTAAATACTTTAGTTTGGGCAACATTGGGGATTATTTATACTATGTTTATGAGCAATCAAGTGCGTATAATGTAGACTATACCAAAGCGACTGGGTTGCTTGAAGAAGGAATAATGAAACTATCACCATCAACCACTTTTGAATATACGCAGCATGAGGTTGACAATACATACATAACAAGATGAATGATTTAGTAATATTAAACTTCCAAGAGGCAAGGCAACCAGAGTACCGAGAAAAGAGGGGTAAGGGGTATATTGAGTTCGGTGAAAAGAATGACTACCCAAGTTATCTGCTTTCGCTTTACAATAAGTCTGCAAAGCATAACGCAATCGTTAAAGGTAAGGTTAATTACATTATCGGAAATGGTTGGAAAACCGATGAGGTTGACCCTATTGCAGAGCAGTTCATTGCTCAACCTAACCAGTTTGAATCTTTGAACGATTTAACGAGGAAGGTATCAATAGACATTGAAATCTTTGGAGGTGCTTACCTTGAAGTAATTTGGTCCTTAACAGGTGGCAAGTTGGTTGATGTACTTCACATTGACTATACTAAAATCAGGTCCAATGCTGATAATACGCAGTTTTGGTACAAGAAAGATTGGGCGGAAAGAAAGGATGAGGCTTTTGCTATGATGGCATTTAATACGAATGTCAGGCAAGGTAAGCAGATACTTTATGTAAAAGAATATAGACCGGGTTTGGACACTTATGCCTTGCCGGGTTACATGGGTGCGTTGAACTATATTGAATCAGATATTGAAGTCAGCAGACACGTTTTGGGGAATGCTCAAACCGGATTCAGTGCATCCAAACTTATTACCCTTCCTAATGGTGAACCTTCTCCTGATGAGAAGCGTAACATTGAAAGGAGATTTACGGATAGGTTTAGCGGTTCTGATGGTAAGAAATTTATCTTGTCATTTACAACCGACCCTGCAAGGAAGCCTATCATTGAGGACCTTGGTGCATCTGATATTACTAAAGAGGACTTCACAAGGGTTGATTTGATTATACAGAACAACCTTTTTGCAGGTCATCAAATTACATCACCAAGTCTTTTTGGTATTGCAGAACCTGGGCAGCTTGGTTCAAGAACGCAGATGCGTGATTCTTATGAGATATTTAAGAACACCTATGTAAACGATAAGCAACAATTCATTGAAGCGGTATTTAATCAACTCGCAAGGTTGAGGGGTGCGACTTCAGAAATAACAATCATCCCAGTAGAACCTATTGGGTTTGAGTTAAGCGAGGCAGCACTTTTGCAGATTGCACCGAAAGAGTGGTTATTGGAGAAGGCAGGTATTGATTTAACTAAATACCAACCAACTGTTGCAAATAATGCAACAACTGAACAAATCCAAGCAGAGGTAAACGATAACTTAAAGAACTTAAGCGGTAGGCAATACCAACAAGTTATGAGGGTTATTAGGCAGTTTTCTCAAGGTAAAATTACAAAGGAGATTGCAACTACTATGCTCAAAGCAGGTCTTGGAATGACTGATTCCGATATTAACGCAATGCTTGGAATAGATGATGACCCAAGCACTGATGACTTCCAATTCTCAGCACTTGATGAGGACACAGTTATTGGAATGTTCAGCGAATGCGGAGAACCAAAGTGCAATTATAACATATTGCATTCAAAGGCGGTATTTAGTGCAAGAGAAGCATTTGCAGACGATTCCTTGATAGATAAAGCACTTGACAAACAAATCCTTGCCTTGATTGACAAAGACCCGAAAATAAGCATTGATGACATTGCAGGTGCAACCAAGAAAAGCAGAGAAGTTGTACAAGGAAGGTTAAGTTACTTGGTTGAATCGGGTGCTATCAATTATGACCCAAAGATTGAGGAAAGGAAACTTACCAAACCTTTGAGCAAGTTGGTGGATGATATGGAGGTAACAACCTTTGAGGTTAGATACTCTTATGAGTGGAAGCCTATTGTTCCAAGTGGTCAAAGAGATAGTCCTGACCATCCTTCAAGGTCTTTTTGTAAAAAGTTGATGAGAGAGGACAAGTTTTGGACAAGGAAAGGAATTGAGATGCTGAGTGCAAGACTTGGGTACTCAGTATTTGACCGAGGCGGTGGTTGGTGGGGAGATTCACCAAGTTGCAGACATGAGTGGAGAAGAAACGTAGTAGTAAAAAAGAAATAAGATGAGCAGAAACATATTGTTTATTTCGGTAGACACGATAAAAGATAGAACTGGGTTACACGTTAACGTAGACCCTAAATTAGTATTCCCTGACATTCTCTATGCTCAAGATGCATACATTCTCCCTGCACTTGGAACGGCACTTTATGAGAAGTTGCAAGATGGGATTGAGTGCGGAGATTTGAATTGTGATGAGGAAACTTTGCTAAACACCTACATAACACCTTGTCTTGTTTACTATGTTATGAGTGAGTTGCCTATGGCATTATCATACCAATTCTATAACAAAGGTGTAATAAGGAAAACGGGTGATAACCAAACCGAACCGAGTGCATCGGATTTGGCAGATGTAGCGAATAGGTACTCAGCAAGGGCAGAGTTTTACAAGCAAAGGTTGATAAAATACCTCAAGCAAGAAAGTCAAGCAAGTGCTAAGTTCCCCGAATACATTAACCCTGGCACCGGAGTTGATACTATCGTTCCCGACAATGATGCTTACACTACTACAATTTG